CTTCAGTTTGTTGATCGTATTTATCTTTACGATTTTGTTTATAGTCAGGATAAATAGTTTTACGATAGCTGCTAGATCCTTGATCTGTGGCTATAATTATGTGCTGTGCTTTATAGCTTTTAGCTAAACTTTCAACAGTGCGTAAATAATCTTCAGCAAAATCTCTGGCTTTACTATGCTTATATCGAAAAGCCAGATTAAGCGCATCTATTATCATTAGTGTTTTTTCAGTTTGTTCAAATTGTTTAAAAGTTTTCATATTATTTTAATGGTGTAATCTACTATTATAACACTATTGATAAAAAAAGTCAATTTACAAATTTAGTTTTGGTATTTTGAAGCCAATCTTCTAGTAAAAACATATAGAATTCATAATCTTGTGAGTAAAACATTAGCCAACGTTTTTCCATCATATTATCACAAACAAAACTAGTAGCCCCAAATAATTTACTGCGATCATATTTGAATATTAATAAGGGCATTTTATCTACTTGAAATGCTTGACGTTGTGTTTGCTGCCACCACTCTACAATCTGTGGAGTTTTGTGTGTTAGTAATCCACTGTTAATATGATCATCTGCGTAGCCTTTTACTTCTACGCAATAGTTGTTAGCATAATTGGGCACATATAAGTCTCCTTTTAAACCGTGTTTTGCATCTAGTGCTCCACTACCCGGAACACGCTCCCAACCTAATCCAGTATATTTACGAAGCATATCACGTGCTAGCGTTTCTGTACGAGCGCCTTTTTGGCGACTATCTACCACTAGTAGCCTCACTAATATGTTTAGCTAAGCGGCTCCAATCTATAGTTAGATCAGAATTAAAATATAGATTATTTGTTTCAATACTATCTGATAATTCTATTTTATTAATAGCTCTATCTAGTTTTTTACGCCTAATTTCTAAAACTTTTTCAAATTTATTTGCTCGCATATATTCATGCCTCAATACGAGATATGTTATTACGTTTGATAACATTTATTTTCTCTAATAATGGGTGTGTAAATCCATGACTAATTAAAAAAGTATTTAAGTGTTCTTCTCGTAGTAAAACTTCTACCAATTTTTCTTTACCTTCTAGATCTAGTGTTTCAACAGTTTCGTCTAATATAAGTAAATTGATCCTACTACTTGATAAGGTCTGCATTAGCTTTCTAATTGCTAATAACGTAGCTACATTGACTCTAGCTTTTTCACCACCACTAAGTGCACTAATATCAATATCTCGACTATTATCTGTAACTATTACTAATAATTTATCACTACTATTTATCTTAAAAGTGATTTGAAATCTGCCGTCACTCAAATCTACTAAATATTGATTAGTTATTGCCTCCAAGTCTTTAACTAAACATTCTATTTTGTATGCTACTAAACCAGTAGTACTAAAAGTTTTTGTAAGCACACCTAGTATACTCATTCGTTCATTCATTAAATGTAATTGATAGCTGTATTCTTCCAATTCCTCAGTCATATCTTGTAATTGCTGACGAATTGTATCAACTTTACTGTTATGAGTATTTATTTGACTATTTTTTTCTTCTGCTTGTTTTATGCGCTTTTTAACTTCTTGAATAGAACTAACTAATAAATCATATTCATTAGTTAGTTCATTTCTGTCTAGTGTTTTGTTTGGTAGCGACTCATCAATTAATAAGTGTAACTGTTCAAAGTCTTGCTGAGCTTTTACAGCCCGTTTATAAACTTTGTCTAACTCTTCTAGTTCATTTGCTTGAATTAGTGCCACGGCAGCCAAAGATCTAGCAGTTTCTATTTCTTCTGTTTTTGTATTAATTAATTCTTGTGTTTTACTACTGTCTATTTCGCTAAAACAAGTTGGACATATTCCACTTAGATTTTGTAATTTTTTAACAAAAGTTTCGCCATCCTTAACAGTTTTCATATTTTCTGTTTGTTCTTGCTGTAGCTTTTTAATTTTTTGAGCATCAATTGGTTTAATAGCGGAAAAATCTAGATCTATTGTGCTAAGCTGTTGCTTATAGGTATTATTTTGAACAATTTTACGATTAGTTTTATCAATATTAGTAATTTCTAAGTTTAATTCTGCTATTCGTTCTTCAAGTTTAGGATCTAATTGTTCTATATCTACCGTTTGTTTAATTGATAAATCCATTTTTTCATATTTATCTAACCAACTACGTATAGTATTAACTTTTGCTTGTACCGCACTTAATTCTTTACCTAATTCTAAACTTATTTCTTTAAATACCTCACTAGCCTTAGTATACTTTGTAAGATTTAATATTTCAATTAAAAACTTTTTTCTAGCTGTATCTGGACTAGTTAAAAATTCTAAACTCATTGCATTGCTTTGATAAACGATCTGCGAAAAGCTTTTATGATCAATACCTACAACTTCTTCTATAATTTTGTAGGTTTGAGTAGCTGTATGTGCGCTAATATCTTTACCATTTTTTAATAATTTTACTGTTTGTTGAGTTCCACGAACAGATTTAATAGTATAATTATTACCATCGCGTTCTAAATCTAATTCTATTGTATAATTTTTATCTTTAATATATCTATTAAGTATATCGGCTTTTTTAATACCTTTACTATTTTTATTAAATAGTATTTCTTCTAGTATAAGTGCAACGCTACTTTTACCATGACCATTTTTTCCTACTAATTGGGTAAGTGGAGCTTTTATAAAATTTATAGTATTATTACTACCATAACTAAAACAATTACTCCATCGTAATTCTTTGATTGTTATCATTGCCCCAAAACCTTTGTTTATTTAAAAACCCCAATTGCTCTATTAATAGTACTATATTAACTGCATTATCAAATTCTAGTTGCCAACTATCTTGTGAACCATGTTTGCGTTCAGCAAGTATTCTAGCAACATAGTAAAAATTAGGATGATAATCTGTACTAATCATGTTCTATTTTGTCCAAATTATTTTGTACTTCTAATATCGCTTTATCAATAGTTTCTTGTGGTAATTCTAATATATATTGTAAATATTCTTTTACTTCTTCTATCAAAGTCATATTATTATCAAGCATTAGTTGAACATCACTACTACGCTTAATAACTTTTTTATCAATAAGCTCACTATCTTCTAGTTCGCCCAATTCTTGAATATCGCCCTCAACCTGATAAATAGTATGATGATATGTGGTTGACGGTTTAGGGTCATTAGCAGCTACAGTTTTTCTTATTAGCTGCGGAAGTTCTAAACGAATCCACTCATGTTTTAATGTTTCACTATCTAATAGAATAATACCAGTTTGTACAACATCTCTATGAAAACTAGTGGTGATAGGGCTACCAGGATATACTATATTACGCTGACAATTTTCATAACTATGTAAATCTCCAGCTAATACTACATTCCAATTATTAAAAATATCTAAATTAACTTCTGGTGTAACATGCGGAGGTATTTCTCCTCTAACATGTGTACAGAGTATATTACCTCCTTCTGGCCAAGGATTAGCTGTTTCAAAATCTTTTAATTTATTGTATGGTACAAATTCTATACCATAATCGCTATAGTAATCATCTATTACTATAACATTACGTTTACTACTCATTAGGTTAGTAGCTCTAGCCAAATTACTCATAAAAGTAGTAGATTTTTTAACTGCTTCATGATTACCACTATAAATTATAGTAGGTATTGTACAGTGGCTAATTAAATCAAAATAAATTTCTAATTCATCCATACTAGGCAATTTATCAAAAACATCTCCACCTATTATAAATAAATCTGCTTTATTTTGTAAACTTTCTAATTCTTTCCACAAAAGATTATATCTATTTCTAGCCCAATCAATAGGAACATTTTTTTGACCTAATTTTATATGTATATCAGCTGTAAATAGTACTTTCACTATTATCTCCTAAAGATATAGGTTCAGTATTTCTACTGAACCTATTTTTTATTAGCCTAAATCTTTAATTGCTTCTTGCTGACTTTGGTCTAAATCATCTTCTTCATCTTGTTGGGTATTTATTTTTTCCAATAAAGCCTTAACCTCCTCAGGTGTAGGTCTAGGAAATTTTTCATCAATTGGCTGAGCATTATCAGCTAATTGTCTATCTTCAGCACTTAATTTTTTTGGTTTACAACGCAATACTTGCAATGTATATTCTACATTAAATGCAAGTGGACCAGTTTTTGTACGTTTAAATACTACGTCCCATCCTGTATCATAATCAGTTGGATCTCCTAAATCTTCTGCTGCGGTAATAATTTGCTCAAATAATTTCTTTTTAAGATTAAGAGCCTTAACTTTTCCATCTTTAGGATCAATACAATTAATTGAATAACTCCAACTACAACGTAAATCTGGGTAGTAGTCTGGAACATAATCTTTTTCTAAATTATCAAATTTTTCTTTATCTCTATTAAAAGCCAAGCATTCGATAGGAATGTCTTTATTATTTGTACCTTTAACCCAATAAATATACCTGGGTAAAATTCCACCAATTAATCGTACTGTATTTTCACCATCTTTATACTCATAAGTTTCTACTTTATTTGATAGTGCTTTGCCTTTTGTTTGTTTGAAACTAAGTGCCATTTATTCCTCGTGTTTAAAATAAATTTTATTGTTTTCTATTGTTATTATCGGATTATATTTTATTGCATTTATATTTAGGTCTGGATAATAAGTTAAGTCTAAGTATTTTTGTCCTAAATCTTTATATTGCTGATAACTTCTACGACCCGCTAATTCAATATATTGTGCTTTATACAATATGTCTGTACTACGATCAAAGAAAAATTTACCAGGATTAATTAAAAAATTATATCCTGAAATTTTGCTATTTGTTATTCTATAGTGTTTATATAAAATTAATACAAGACTTTTTGGATCTTTTTTAGACTGTTTTTGTAATTTTATAAGATCGAATCTAAGTAAATTTCTTTGAATCATAGTATATTATACTACAAATAATAGTTTAATACAAGTTAAAAATTCTATACCGTTAGTATATCCCAACCTTTTTTAAGATATAATCCTAGTCTATCATTATTTTGTTTTTTATCTAACCATCCACTAAATTGAATATCTACTACAATAGGATTTAATTTACCTGGATATGGTCTCATTATTCTACCTATAATTTGTTCCAATAAACTGTCATTACTCATTGGTACTGCTAATATAACACAACTTAGAATATTGATGGAGATTCCTTCACTAAAGATTTGCCTACTACCAGCAACGCACATTTTTGTTTTACTAAGCAATTGTTCTTTAGCTGAATGTCTTTCTTCTGTAGGGGTGTCGCCAGTAACCAACAAACACGTTTCACCAACATATTCTTTTACCTTTTCTAAAAATTCTACTCTATCAGCAATTATAAGTACACTATGACCAGCAATTATATGAAATTTTGCTAATTCACTTATATACTTTCTATAATATTCATTTTGTGTTAATTCATTAATTTTATCAACCCAACTAACTGTTGGATTTAAAACTAGTTTACTTTTTACTAAATGTACGGTAGGATTTATAGTATTACTTTGTGGTGGCCTATATACTTTATCACCAAAATAATCTTTAAATACAACATGTTTACCGTCTTTTCTAATCATTGTACCGCTCAATGCTAATCTATATCTACTATGAAAAGTATCTATAGTTTGACTAAAGGTTGTAGCAGGACAATGATGAGCTTCATCTAAAATAATTGTACCAAATTCTTTATTTATTTTATCTAAATATTTAACAATACTTTGAATATTACCTATTACTATAAAATGATCGTCTATTTCATAAAATCCGCTACCGATAATGCCGGGATCCATACCAAATAATACTTTAACTTCTTCACACCATTGATCTCGTAGCGCCGTAGTATGAGTAATTACTAGTGTTTTTTGACCCCACTTGTGTGCTATATGTAAAGCTGTAAAAGTTTTACCCCACCCTACTAACGCATTTATAAAACAAGTATCATTAGCTTGATTATATACGTCTATTTGTTCTGTACGTAACTCATATTTTGGTTTTGGAAACGGTACTGAGTTATATACACGTTTATCAATTATTTCATAATCTTCAGGTATTAAATCTGTTCTTCCTTGCGGAATACTAATCATTCCACCATTAAATAATCTATAATTCCTAATTGTTTCTATAGTATTAAATTTCTTAGATCCTGTATTTTTTGGAATTTTATAGGTTAATTGATTACTTATAAATTTTGTTGCAGCATTTCCAGGATTATCCATATAAATTCTATTACTAATAATAGCTTTCATACTAATCTCCAGGTAGCTTTAATTTTTTCACTTGATAATCCATATAATAAATATTTTCCTTTATAAGTTAAAATAGCAGCATATTTTTGTGTTATACCCGGTACTGTTAACGATTTAAATCTTTCACTAAATCCTTTTATTTCTAATATACAACCTATGCCATTAACTGGCAAAATTTGTATAATATCATGTGTTTCTAGTTTGGCGCGGGTAGTTTTTTTATACTTAAAAAGGATTCCACTTGTATCAATAAACCAAGTTTTTGGACAAGATAGTTTAATTAAATCTTGTATAGTATATATGGCAATGCGTAGAGGATATAATTTATCCTTATCTATATTTAATCTACGCATACCAATATTTTTGCCTTTTATATTTTTATTATCAATAATATAGCTATTTACTACTATTTCACTACTATCAGTTATATATTCATTATTTATGTAATAGATTCCATTATCAATTTCTGGATCACGTGTGCCTAGCTTAAATACGGGCCAAATTATTTGATCCAACTCTATAAGTTTCTTCGAAACTTCCAAAGCTGTAGTCATCGCCTATGTCCTGATCAACGCCAATAGGAAATCCACTAATATTACAGCCCCAGTCATATTGTGTACATTCGCGTAGTATATTACAGTATTCATCTACGTCACTGTCCTTAACAAGTGCCACGATTGAGTCATGTACAAGCATGAAGATTCTTGCGTCAAGCTTACGCTCTCTAACTGTTCTAGCAGTTTTAATAGCTCCGAGTAAGTTAACGTCGCTTGCAAGCGATTGGATTTCCGAATTAATTCCACTACGTACTTCGTGGGCTGCGATTCCTCGATCACTGCTGAATACATTAGGTAGGCGTCTTTTTCTGCCAAAAAAGCTGTAAGTATATCCATTTTGTTGAATAAATTCTTTCCTAGTGTCTAGCCATTGTTTTAATTTTTTAAATGTTGTAAAATACTGTTTAATATCATCGCGAGCACGTTCTACTGGATAATGTTGGCCAGTTGCTTTAGTAACTGTTACACTAACCTTATCTGCTCCACTACCATAAAGAATACCAAAGCTAATAGCCTTAGCACTTTGACGCATATCTGGATAGAGTTTCTTTACCTGCTCAACTTCGCAAGGCAAGTCAAATACCATTTTAGCTATACTGCTGTGAAAGTCGCCACCATCAGTAAATACTTTTTGTAAATTCTTATCATCACTCAACACAGCAGCATAATACATTTCAGCAGTTCTTAAGTCTTGCGAAACAATTTTATAACCCGCTGGAGCCTTGATACACCCTTTGATGATTGGGTCGTCTCTAGGAATTTGCTGTGCATTAAATTTACCACTGCTAGATAGACGACCACTAGTGGTAAAGATAAGATTAAAATTAGTACGTATCCTATCATCTTTATCCAACTCAGGAAGAATCTTATGTATATATGTATTTTGGATTTTTGATAACTTTCTAACCTGTAATATCGCTTTAGGAAGTTCATGCTCTTCACTTAATTGTTCTAGTACTTCTGCATCTGTTGAAATAGCACCTGTCGCTGTCTTTTTACCAGTTGGTGTTAATCCTAAGTAGTCGAATAAAATTGTACGTAATTGCATAACACTATTAGGATTAAAGATTTTATTTTCATTCTTTTCGAATAGCTTTACTTCATCAAATGTATAAATATTTTCTTTAGCTTGTTGAATTTTTTCTGTAAGGTAAATATCGGCTAGTTGCATACGTTCGCGACTAATGGGAATACCTACTTCTTCCATATCCATTAGGAATAATGTACCAGGAATTAAAATTTCTGTATAAACTTTATTTAACTTATCATTCTTTTGTATAATAGGCCAAAATTTGTTAAATAGTTCTAGTGTGACAGCTGTATCTATTGAAGCGTACTCACTAATAATGTCAAAAGGTATTAAGTCATATGTAAAGTTTTCATTGAGTACACCATGTTGACGACAATACTCACGCTTAAATTCATCCAATTTAGCGTCATAATCACCATAGTCTGTATATTTTAGTGCTAATTCTTTTAATCCATGACCATCATTTTCATCTAATGCATAGTGCATAACCATTGTATCGTGTACTTTGCTACGATCAAATTCTAAGTCAAGGTGATAGTTTAACATTTTATAGTCAAACTTCATATTATGAAAAACTACTATAAATTGCTTGCAAATTTGTTGTAGTAGTTCACTATTAGTTTCACTTAAACAATCACAACTAATATATCTACCATGATTAGGTTTATAACTAATACTGATACCTAGTACATAACCATCTCTGGGATAAAGACCTGTAGTTTCTGTATCAATTGCAACTACTCCTTGAGCACTTTCTAAAACTTCTTGTAAAAATTCATAGGCTTCGTCTTCAGTATCAATGCCACCAAAATCACCAGATTTAACACTTTTGGTCTCTCCAGCAATATATTTATGTATTTTATCTACTGCACGTTCAAAGTCTGGCTTACCTTCTGGTTTAAATGCAAGCATAGCAGGATTACTAATAGGTATAAACTTATCTGCAATAAGTTGACCAGCATAGTTTGTAACACTAGTAATTTTTGCATATTCTTTGGATGCTTCTGCGCCTACTAAAATTACTAAATCATATAGATCAATATCAATTTCTAAGTCTACATCTTTTTTCAATAATTTAGTAATTGGTTTTGAACTCATATGAAACAATTCAAAATCAAATTTAAAATATTGCTCATATTTTGTACGACTAGGTGCTTTATCTATAATAGCAATTTTCATTTAGTTATATATTCCTTGATACTTGTTACATCTGTTTGATCTAATTCGCCTGGATCAACACCTTCTGGTAACTTAATTATTTCTACAATAAATTCATCCTGTTCTAAGACCGGCTTTAATTGTTTTCCTGCTTTTTCTCCAGCTTCATCGCCATCAAATAAAATATAAATATGCGTAACGCCTTGAGCCCTAAAAGGCAATAATTTTTCTTTAGTTGATTTTTGTAAAGTATTTGTACCAAAACAACATACTACATTATGTAATCCTTTATCATAAAGATTTAACATATCAAAAATACCTTCAACTAATATTAGTGTTTTTTCTGGTTTTTCAAGATAACTAGGAAATAATGGCAACTCTACTCCACTAGGATAATTTAAATATCTTGGGTTACCATTACTTAGGGTATGTCTACCAACAAATACTTTAGTTCTATTAGTTATATCACTAATAGGAAATATTATTCTATCCTGTAATTTTTCTACTTGATTAGTATAAAAAGCCTTAAAATGTTTAAGTGTTTGACTACTAATTCCGCGAAAGGGCTTTGTCCATGGAGTGTGTCCATTTGGCAATTCTTGTTCGACAGATGCTTTTAAAGCTAATAGTTTTTGTTTAAGACTAAATATACGAATAGGTATAGGGTTAGTAAATATTCCAAAATGTTTGAATATATTAGTTTTAAATCCACAGCTAAAACAGTGAGCAACTCCATTAACACGATCTATTCTAAAACTAGGGTTATTATCTTCATGTTCTGGATTTAAACATTTTATTAAATAATCCCTTCCACTTACTATAAATTTAATATTATTTTTATTGAGAATATCTAATACTGGGTCACTCATAATTAAGTATGCCAAGGAAGATCTGCATTTGAATCATCTTGTTTTAAATCTTGTTTTTTATTTGTTTTTTTAATCGTTTCTTTTTGTTCTGGTTTATCAATACTTTGTGGACTAATTCTAAGAGTTTCCCAGTCTATTGGACAGGTAAATCTCATTTCTTTACCACCACGTATTTTAGTAGTTTCAAAACTAATTGCGCCAGTACTTTTATCATGAGCTTCCATTACTAGTGCAATATCTGCTGCATCAAGAATACCTTTTGCAAATCTAGCTTCACCACTAGCATCAATTTGATAAGGGCTTACTAAAACTACTTCATATTTTCTTGCTAAATTTTTTAGTTTTTTGCTAACTTCTATTTGAGGCCTCCAATCATACATATCACTGCCTTCGATAACAATTTGATTTAAGTAGTCTACAACTACTAATTGTAACTTTTCACCAAATTTAGCTTTTGCTTTACCTATATGTAAATCAATACTACTAATAGTTAGGTCTCTATCATCAACTATAATCATTTGATTATCTTGTTTCAAGTGATGATTTCTCACTAAATTTTCTTCAAATTTATATCTATCTCTATGACGTAAAAACTCTACAACTGTTTGATCAGAATCCTGAAACATTCTAGCTCTTGTTTTTACAACATTTAATACTTCAGTATCAGTTAGTTTATTTTGTTTTAGTCTTTGTAGATCTACATTTGCTAAAATACTAAGATTTCGCTCCATGACCTCGTGTGCGGTCATCTCTATTGAAAAGTATAGAGATGAAAAACCATTTTCATACTGATTAATAAAAATATTGCTACTAGTAATAGATTTACCGCTGCCTCGCTTACCGCCGATGAGTATAAGTTCCTGCCTAGCAACGCCACCAAGAACAGCATCAAAAGTGTTATTAAGTCCAAGATAAACACGTTCTTTTTCCAATTCATTAGGATGTCTAAACATCATTATGTCAGCCATAGTAAACACTTTTTCACTAGTATGTGTTTTTTCTTCTATGGTCATAGCTATTGTAGCTAAATTTTCTTTTATTTCATTACTATCATATAATGGAAGTTTATCTACAAATTTATCTAATAATTTTACTGTTTCGTTTTGTGTATATTGATCTATTAGTGCATCTAAAGCAATTTCTGCACTAACATCAGGTACTTCCGTTAGTCGGAGAGTTGCTAACGTTTTAGACGCTGGACCCTCCCTTAACGTAAGTGTTAAATCGTCAAACGAAGGTACATTATTATACTTTTCGTAATGTTTGTTGATTGCACTATAAAGAGAGCTGTACGCAGGGTCTAAAAATACTAACTTTAAACGTGCCCATAGTTCTAGGTTTTGTTCTGCTAGTAATTTATGTAAGACTACTGCACTTGTATCCAAAGTTATCCTACTTTCGATTCATTGTCAATTATTACTTGATCTATAATTTCTGTTACTTTATATAGTACTTCTTCTCTTAGTTTCCTAATATCTTGTTGATAGTTACCATTTTGCTCAAATAATAAACTGAGCTGTTCATGGGTAACTAATTGTTGCAATCCAAAATATATATGGTCATATGCCATAGTTGATTCTGGCATGACTTCTACTTTTGCTGTTTTTCCATAATTATCTGTAGCTAGCTTTACTACTTCTTCTATTGTAAAACTTTGATTATCATGATATGTTATAGTAACTTTCATACTAAGCCTAAAGTAAAAAAGGCTGGGAGCTTTTTACGTCTCCCAGCCTGGGTTTTTAAGCAACTAATTAAGCTGCTTGTCTGGCTTCTGCTTTAGCCCGTTTTGCTGCACCATCATAATCGGCAACTTTAATTCCACGACGTGTTAGTAAAGTCTTTAAACCACGTTCTGTTTTATCAATAGCAGCAGCAATTTCTGCAACAGTCATACTATGAATTTTTGAACCTAGTTCTGTAACAGGATCAACTTGTTCTTTAGCATAGCTATTTTTCTGAGCAGGAATCTTAGCAATTTGACCTTTACGTGTAAGACTAAGTGCTTTACCACGAACACTAGAAATAGATTTATTAAGTGCTGTAGCAATATCTTCAATAAAAGCACCTTTTTCTGCAAGTGTAATAAATTTATTTTCTTCTGCTTCTGTATAAGTACGTGCTACTTCTACTTTTTCTGCAGGTTTAACACTAGCAGTCATTTCTAATGCTAATAGTTTTCCTTGAATTTGTTTTGCTGTAAACTTTCCATCCATAAACTCTTCCGCAATTTGTTTATAGGTAAGATTACCGGCATTGTTTACTACAAATTCTGCGAGTTCAGCGCTCTCATCTTCAGTAAATGCACTAGTTTTTTCTTTTGCCATACTAGCTACTTCTACTTCAAGTTGACGTAACTTGCTAGCTACACTACGAGGAGTAAATTCTTCGCCTAGTGATTCGGCTACTTCCATAACCTTATCAGCACTAACTGGTCTTTGTTTACCAATAAGTTTCATAAGCTGTGCTACGGTGTCTTCAGACCATTTTTTGGTTTTTTCAGTCATTGATTTGTTCTCTTAAAAAAGTTTCTAAGTTTGTAATAATTTTAATTCCGAGTTGTTCGGCTTTTTTACGTTTTGTACTGCTTCTATCTTCTTCATCAACTAAATAGTTAGTGGCCTTAGTTACTGATTCGGTTATAATAAAACCATTTTGTTCTAATATTTTATAGGCCTCTGCCTTAGTTTTAAAAGAAGATAATTTACCAGTAATGCATACTGTTTTTGTTTCATTCTGCACTATGGTAGTTTCGCTATTAAATGAAAAAGGTAAAAATTCTTTCATTTCTACGAAATCTGTTTCTAACCAGTTTAATAAATTACTAGTTACTTTTTCTCCTAAACCAGCTTGTTTACAAGTTTTTATATTAATTTCGTTAATATTTTTAACTACTTTGGATATTTTTTGACTAGCTGTGTTTCCTACTAGTGGTATACTAAAACTTGCTAGTATTTGATCAAGTGTTGCTAAACGACTACTATCTATTTGAGATATTAATTTTTCAGCTAATTTAATACTACCTAACTGTTTAGCTACTGTATCTAATTCTAGATAATAAATTTCTGTAATATCTGTAAGTTCTAACTTTTCGATTGTTTTAGTGCCCATACCCTTAATATTCATAGATTTACAAAAATGTTCTATTCGTTTAAGTAATTGAGCATCACATGCTTTATTTCTACAAAATAATTGATCATTAACCAATTCTAATTTATAGTTACAACATGGACAGTGTGTTGGTATTTCAATCTTCATAATCATTTATTAACTTAAGATATTATTATACAGCAGTAATTAGTAATTTACAAGCTAAAATTTTATTACCCCTTAGCAACTAAAAATTATGCATCAACTTTATGTAGTATACAAGGTATAATTTCTCCAGCACGAGCAACTGCTACAGTATCGCCTATACGTAGATCTAAAGCTTCGATAAAACCTGGATTATTTAATGTTGCTCTGCTTATTAGAGCATCACCAATGTAAACAGGATCTAGTATTGCTGTTGGTGTTACTTTTCCAGTTTTACCAACATTCCATTCAACACCTAATAATTTAGTTTCTACATGTTTAGCACGCTCTTTACGAGCATAAGCACCCCTAGGATGTTTACTAGTATAGCCCATTTCTTGAAACTTAAAGTTATCATTTACTCTAATTACTAGACCATCGCTAGGATAGATTTTATCTAAATCTGGTTCTAGTACTGTACTAAAACCTAGAAACTTAAGATAGTTCATTTCATCTGTCCACAATTGGTAGTGACTAGGACTAATTTGATATGCAAAAAATTCTAGTGCTCTAGTGCGAAATTCTGCTACATCTTTAAGATTTAAACTACCCGCAGCATAATTTCTGGAATTTTCTATGTGTAATGGGGCTACAATCTCACCTGTGATTTGTACTGTTAAGTTGTTATTTAATTGTAGGGGAACAAGATTACCATGTTCATACATTTTATCTGTAATAACTTGACCTTCAATACCATCACCACGAGTAAGTGCTTGAGTAAGTATGCCTTCTTGATATAACAAACTAATAGCTGCGCCGTCAAGTTTAATACTAGTTGTAACGTCAAGTCCTGCTAATGGATCAGATTTGTTATCATCTTCATAAAATTTTTGAAGGCTATACATTTGATATAAGTGTTTTGCTTTCTTACCATGCACAGCAGCACCTACTTTAGTATAATCACAACTTTCTGCTAGTATATCAAAAATATAATCACTAATAGTTGGTTTACCTGCATAATAGGCTTCGCTTGCTTTGTCTAATAATTTGTGTAATTTATTCATAAATAATATTATAGCAGTTTATGGTATAGATTTCAAGTTATTTTTTTACAATGTTGTCGTGAAAAAACTTAATAACATCTTCGCCTTCAGCTTTTGCACAAATGTCTAATAAACCATATAATAGGTTATGTATGTTTTCTATACTAGCAGGAATACTAACTCCTTCACGACTAGGAATCCACTCTCCTTCATAACTTAGAAAGTATTTACGTAATTGTATGTATGTTATGTTTCTAAAATCATTTACTACTAATTTTATTTGAAAACCTTTTTCCAAATTTTCTTCTATTAGACGTTCATATAATATATTACTATCCATAAAAATCTTTAATCAATATTTGCCGAATTTTTGAATATTTTGTATCAAAAATTTTATTACTCATATTTTATATAAATATTCTTCTGAGTATTTATATACATTTAGATCATCGTCTATTAGTAGTGATATTTTTTCATTTTCAATCAAATCAGGATGTATCCACCAATCTTCATAACTACATCGTTTTAAACGATCCGCACATATATCATTTACTATTAATTTATAACCTAATTCTTTTAGGTATTGTCTAGATAAGTCCCTACAATCTTGAGTAATATCAGCGTAATAATCGTGTTCATAAGTTATTACTCTAAATTTATACTTATCAAATGGTATTTTCTTTAGTATTTCATATGTTGTAGTTGCAGGTTCTGCATCTAACTGTAGATAATCAATTACATTAAAATTATTATCAGTTATTTCTTCTAAAATAGATAAATAATTTGCAGTAACAGCGTCTTGTTCTATACATTTATTTTTTCTATTTTTATTATATAAATCAACTAAATTAGAATTTATTTCCAATCCTAAACCAGTCCAATTAAATTTAGACTCTAATAAAAATGTATTATTTCCAGTATTTGGATGTCCGCTACCTATCTCAAGATAAGTACCATTTTCTTTACCATTAAGTATTGATAATATAAACATATCTTGTAATGATTGAGAGTAACTACAGTCTATAATTTCTGATTTTGAAAAATTGTATTTTAATCTATTATAGTTATCTTTAGTATAGATAGTAAAAGGTTCGCTGCTACCAAGTCTTGTAATATTTTGTTGTAAACTAATTCTATGAGGCAAATCCATTTGTTTAAACAAAGTATTTTTTAGCAGATGAAAAATAGCTCTACTCTCTTCTCCGCGGCCCATATGCCAAGCAGATATACCTTTTTGAAATAATGGACCATATAATGAAGGATAATTTAATTTAAGTTGATATTTATCGTCAGTTGCAGTTTTTGTTGTAGCTAATTCTGCAAATAAATATGCATCTACCCATTCCCCACTATTTTCATAAAGTCTAGATAAATAATAGTATGCTTCTGGTCTATCTGGTAATATTTTAATTGCATGCTTATATAAAGTCATTACACTGTGTTTTCTATTAGCAGGTATTTCAAAACATTTAGCACATTGAATTAAACAATAGTACTGTTGTTCCTTATTATCACTAACTTCAGCGGTCTTTAAATAGAATGTTAAAGCAATAGCATATTGCTTATCAGCATAATATTGTTCAGCTACTTTAAATCTATTATCCACACTTGGATCATATATGAAACTATAGAGTAAATCTCTTATTCTAGACATATTTTTTCCATTATTTTTTTAGGTATTTTTAGTATATAAGGAGCATTATCTTGTAGACCAAAACTTAATAGAAAATTATTTTTATAATTTGTCATACCTGCACAAAATTCTATTTTATGATCAAAAAAACTAAATTCTGGAGTAGTTTTAATTATATTCCAATCATTATCCCAAACTATAAAACAATGCCTATAGATGGCATTTTTTCTTCCTTGTTCTGATTTGTATAAATAAACAGTATGCAAGCAAGCAAATCTGTATTTATCATTTAACCTAATTACTTGTGATCCGCCACGAAAATCTCTAGGATAATAAAAACTTGTTCCTAAATATGTTTGTGTTGTAGTATTACTTGTTATATTTGCTTTTACTACTTCTGTGGGATTACACCATTTTACGTATTCAAATTCACTATCAACTATTGGCATCCAATTTTTTTCACAATAACTATTTTTATCTATTGGAGGTTCTAATCTATGCCTTGCTGTTTCTTTAACTATATTTTTATTAATATCCAATAAAGATAATTCTATTCTACCCTGACCATTAGTAGTAGTATCTCTTCTTACTCCACTAACATAAATTTTATTATCCCATTTAACTATTCTACAGTCTTCAAGACCTACAAAATTCCATATGGGTTTTACATCTAATAAACTAGTATCTACTTTTGTAATATAATTATATTCTAAATTCTCCGGATTTAATTCTCCAAAGTAATTAGTTGTAGTCAGAGTCATATCATTTTCTGGATGACAGTAATGTAATGGCCCCCAAAAACTTTCAAAATAATCATGTTCTGCATGATAGAGTGTAACTTGACAATGACGAATATTTAGATAAAGTTTATCTAAATATTCGTCATAATAAACACTAGGATTAAATATACCTGTACCATTAGTTTTTTCAAAATCCAGTAATAGTGGATATATATCACCACCATTATCTAGTATATATTTTACAAACATTATTATCTTCCGCAAATTAACATAATATCAGTTGCCGAATACTTATTCTGCATACCTAACTCAATACAACTTTGTTTGCTTGCATGACTAGCAGCCATTGGGCCGCCAATCATTAACACAAACGCTACTACTAATATAATTACACCAATTGCACCTTCTTTAAAGGTACTACTCATACTGCTACTCCAATTTTTCTTAAATGTTCTAGACTAGCTAATTCATAAGCTGGCTGCCAACACCACTGTAGCCACTTTTCACTAAGTAGCCACATTGAGTATATATACCCATGTTTAGGGTCAAATTTTTCCATTTTAATTTTAGCTAAACTATCATATCTAGTACTATACACTATTTCATCACATTGGAATTTATCTCGCACTGCACCATCCGGTATTAATTGTGGAGTAAAGTAGTTATGACCAGGTTGACGAATGGGTACGTTATTATCTTCTAATACTTGTTTAATTAGATGCGATCCTCTATAAGTCATTTTAGTAATAGACTCAATAGTAGCACCACTTAAATATTCTTGAATAATGCTAATACGTTCATTATCTGTAATAGGTTTACCACGCAATTTAGCTTTTTGTTCGGCTATACGTTGCTGTTTTTGCTTAAATTCTTCAATAATACTTGTAAGTCTAGTAGTATTATAAGCCATACCAAGCATCTGACAAGCATCTTTCTTAGTAATTGGCTTACCTTCATCAGGCTCTAATAATTTAATGACTCTAATAATATTTACATCAGTCATTTTTTCTTGTTCAAGATCAGTTTTACGACGCTTTGCCAATCGTTTCTCCAGAACTAAAAGGCGGCACTAGGCCGCCAATTTTATTGTGAAATTATGCTGCTTTTAATACTTGTGTAAAGTAGATAGCTGCTTTGCCTGTGAGTTTGCCCAAGATGTCATCATCAATAGGCCCACCTTTTGCGGTAATCGCTGCTTTGAGTTCAGCAATACTAGTTTCTTTTGAGACGCGCTTACTACCGCTTTCTGACGCACTTTTAGTTGTCTTAGCTGAACCGGCACTGGGGTCTTTTTTAACATAGACTCCAGCCTGTACGAGTACCATGCGTACCCCATTAGGTGACATTTCAATTTCCTCTGCGATGTCTTTGCAGATTTCAGTTGAACTTTCAGGTGTTGGATCTGCCTGTTCATACATTTTAATAACTTTAGCTTTGAGTTCATCTGTCCAGCTCGATTGGGTTGCCATAATTTTCCTTAATGAATATTTATATTATGTTTTGGATTAAGTGTTTTAATTAAATCTTGTTCTAGTAATTTACTATACATAGCTTCATTACTAGCTACAAGCATGTATAATAGTGCACTAGGAACTAGGCTGTCTGGTAATTCTGTTAAATCTTGTTTATTTTCTATACACAGCTGTTCCAGTTTTGCTCTAAATTGTATACTATATTTTATTGTTTCATGAAGTTGAATACTATCCCATACTCTAAATTTAGACATACTCTACTTGAATATCTTTCATAGACTCTGGTTTGAATCTACGATAATTATGTTTTAAATCAAAATCAGCTAGTAGAGCCATTGTTTCTTCATGTTGTTTTCGACGTAATTCGCCCATACTTTGGCTAAATTCAGCAAAGGTTTGATTATCTAAATTAGATACATCCCAACCTTCAATAAATTTAGATGGAGCAATCAATTCAATAACTGCGCGATTACTTACCGAACCATCCTCTTTAGTATAACTAAATTCGAGTAGTTTCATCTATAGCCTTTCATTATCAATGAAATAATATTATACAGTATTCAGTATAACAAATCAATAAAAAATTTTTAATCTTGTTTTAAAATTTCTTGCTTTAATGCTTCATAAAATTTTACACTGTGCTGATTGCTAAAAAGTGCTACAAATAATGTAGGAGCAATAAGAGTACTTATAATAATATACACTACTGAACTCAGCACAGGACTATTAGTAAAAGTATTAATAATATTTTTTTGTTTAGCCTCTTTTACCAAAGGCATAAAATAAAAAAGCCAAGCACATATACTAGTTGAAATAGCAAATACTAAGTATATGATTAACCAATCCATGCAGGTCTGCCTTGTCCGTCGTGTGCTCTAGCACCAATACTAAAACTAACGCGACTAGTTTGATTAACTTTTACAAGACCTGTAGGCTTATTATAAGTATTTAAAGCATCCTGTTCAATTTTATGATTAGCATTAAACATATTTACATTAACTCTACCAGCAAATTGCTTGAATAATTGTGCAATACGAATATTACCGCTAGTCCAAAAAGGAGCTTTAGGAGTTTTACGACGATATTTAATATTTGATAGGGCTTTTTCCGCACAACTATCATTGGGATGTGTTTTTAGATGTCGATTAAGTTTCTTTTTACGATTAACTTCCCATAACTTATTGGTTTGATATCTAGACCAATAATTTTGGTCACTTTTACTACTTGTTTTACCTTTTGCCATTTATACCTCAATATAATTTATAATAGCACCCCATTCGTCCCAAATCCAATCTTGTAGCTGTGCTGGACTTGACCATGTAATTGCATCTATATCTGAATTATCTAAAAAATATAACATGGCATCTAATTCATTTTTACCATATATAATTTCTAAATCAATACCATCATTTTGATCACTATAAGCAATAACAAATTTTTTGTCTTGTGTTTCCATAGCCTTTCCTGTATCAAAGAATATATATTATAACAAATTACCCACCATTTGTCAACAAAATATTTTTAGAATAAAAAACCAGCTTAAGCTGGGTCTAAAATCCTATATATTTTGATCTAATAAAATTTATATCATATTTGTAGTAGCCGCTATCTTCTAATAAAACATTATTTTTATTGTAGGGGTATTTTGGAACATCTAACCATCTCCACTTATTGCCCCATTTATTGGTTAAATAAACATTTTCATTTACATATCTGCCATAGTCAATTTTTTCTTTTATTGATAAGTCATTGCGCCAAGTTTGGGATCCAGATTGTGCATAATCTAATGTTTCACCATGAAAATACGGTAAATTTACATAATCTTGAATATCATAAAAATTACGTATTCTCATAGCATAATCTAAATCTTCACAATATGCGGGATAGCAATTTTCATCAAATAATCCCCAAGTATTAATAACCCAATCTTTTATTAAAAATAAATCCCACATACCAAGATTATCTCCTTGAGAGCGCCCAAATACAATGCCAGTAACTGGATTATTTGCTTTTTCTATCATTGTTTTTAAAAAGTTTGGGGTAAATGCTATATCATGATTTACAATAATCCAATATGGATGAATTATCATAGATTTGATTATTAGATTCCATGCTGCTGAACAACCAATATTACTTGGCATTGTACATATATGTAGTTTTTTTATTAAATCATTTTTTAAGTATTTTAATTTTATATTTTCTAATTCACTAGAAATTTGATCGCGTCCATTATTATTAATAATAATAAAATTATCTATAGGATAATCAATACTTGTTAATAATCTATCTATCCAGTGAACACCATTTACAATGGCTGTTCCCATAACAGGAATAGGAATCATTTTTACACCTTATTTTTGGTGCCCCCTCACGGAGTCGAACCGCGCACCAACGGATTATGAGTCCGCTGCTCTAACCAAGCATGAGCTAAGGGGGCATATATACTTTATTAATCTATAAAATTAAACCAGCCACCAATAAAATTGGTAATATTATTTATAAAGTATTCTTTCATTATTTTTAATTTGGTCTGTCTAAAAACTATCTTAAGGTTTTTATTGCAGATATTACTGTAATAACTTTATGTGAAACGGCAAATCGGCATCGAATCCACAATCATTTGCTTGGAAGGCAAATTCTCTACCAATTAAGCTACTACTGCGTGGAGCGGGAAACGAGTCTCGAACTCGCGACCTTAACTTTGGCAAAGTTACGCTCTACCAACTGAGCTATTCCCGCACTTTGATTAATTCTACTTTTACAAATTGATATTCGTCTAAATACCAGCGCAAAAAATGTTTTGCTTTAAATAAACTAATATACTCTAGTCGTTCCACTTGTCATCTTCATTTTCATTTTCATCATTATCTTCAGCATGTGTACTAGTAATTACTAGATCAACATTACTATGATTGTCAAGTTCATCCATTAATTCTGCTAATAATTTTAGCAGACGTGTATGATCGTAGTGATCTTCATCGTCACAGTTAAAACTAACTTCTAGATTATGTGTACTAAGTTGTAAGTGCATTTAATTCTCCAATTTATTGTAGCGGCGGTTGATTGGTTAATAAGGCCAACCGCCAAAACCCCACTTAGCTTAAGCAGCTAAGGCAAAGACCTCGTCGTTTGCATTTATTTAATTTGCTAGAATTACGCTCTTCGCCTAGCGAGTTGTCCACGTCAGTACTCTTCACCATGTCGAAACCATGTCTGGCCCATCAGAAGCACTCTGGGACGCCGTTTTCGCATCTCGCGGATAACGACCAAGACTTACATCAGAATGCTTTTGGTGGACCAGGCGGGAGTCGAACCCGCGTCCACAATGTTTTTCCTTCTATATCATACAACTATAAATTTAATATAAATATTGTTTGTAAAATTTATTATAGTTTCATAATAAAATTCATAGAAATACTAATTCTATTTTTATTACTTAAATTTTCTTCAACTTTATGTTGCAAATGCGATCTAAATATTACTATAGTTTTTTCAGTTGGTTTATAACTACACCGATCTGCAGTTGTAAAAGAAATATCATCATCTGTTTTAGGTAATGAATAATTGTCCATAAATCCAGCATGACTTTTGAATATAAGATTACCACTATTTTCCGGAACATCCAAATAAATAATTGCGCTAAAATGACTCCAAGAATGGTTGTGATATTCTTGATAGTTTCCTGGTTTTGATATATTAAACCAAAAATCTTTACATTCTATTTTAAAATTCTTACTTTTTGTATAATTTTTTGCAAATTCTATAACGTGTTTTTGTGCTTTATCTATAGTTTTTTTTACTGGAATATCTATAGATGTAAACGCATCATAAATACCTAAAGTATTATATGTGTTGCACTGCCATTCAGTTTTTGGTTTTGGATTTTCTTTATTTATTTTAAATAGTATATTATATAAATCTTCATATTCTAAATCAATATGATCACAATATATTAGTGTAGGAAAAATACTTAGAATTTTAGAATCATCAATCATAATATAAATACAATTTAATAAGTAGTTTTTAAATTAAAAATAGCAATCTAATAAATATATTTAGTCTATATAATATTTGCATCTGATAATATTGTATAAACACTAAAATCTATATAAGGATCATATATTTCCGTTCCTAGCGATATCCAAAAAGCTAGTCTACCATGACTTCTTTCTATAGGAATTTCGTTAAATAATATACCACCAACTGCATTAGTTATACTATTTACCAAATCTGATATACTAGATATATCTTCGTCCCAAGGAACCGCAATTATATCTAAATCCTTTTGTAAACTACCGTGTAAACAACACGCATATCCATGTTGTTTACATACTTCATTTATTATTGGATAAAGAAATGAGTATATAGCAGGACTAGGTTTTACTAATGGTTCTGTCATAAGGTTTGTACTATTTCACGAATACGTTCTTCTAATACACCAATAGCAGTATTGTAGTATCCACCATCGCTGTCCATAGACTTGTATTTCTTTTTTAGTCGTTCTACTTCACGAGTAAGTACACCAATCTTAACATGATCATCAGGATTTTGTCCACTATAAATACTATTGTGAATTGCTAAGTAGCCTGCACACTGTGCTTGTAAATAGCTGCTTTCATCAAATCCAAATACTTGATAGAGAATATAGCGATAACTACCTTGCTGCTCAATCTCGCCATTGTAGATTCTACGACTCACAGCACAAAAAGCATCAAGTTGCTGCTCTTTAGTTAGTGAATTCCAGTACTGTTCACTTTTATCTTCAAATTCTTTGATCACCTGATCAAAAACTTTACTAGTTTTGTCAAGATTTTCTAGTAGTTTACTACTCATGACGTAATTTTTCCTTGCTGTGCTATTGACTCAAAACAATCCCACAATTTATTAAATTTTAACTCATAAATAGTTTCTAAGCCAAGTAAATAATTTGCAATCTGGTCACGAGTATATGTATCATCCTCAAGAACTTTTTCGTAAAGGTGTTTAATCTCTGTGGTAATTTCCCAGTTTTTTAATATAAGTTGTTCTAGGTCAAAGCGATTATATTTCATTTTAGTATAAATTTTAGTCTGTCAGCCGCATAACTAGCAGCAAATGCGTTTGGTTTAATTAATGCTTCTAGGTTACAAGTACCGCGTATATATCCTATAGCTTGTTGCACAACTTGATTGCTAGCATGTTTAGCACTAGGATTAATATCTAGATGTACTTCTACTAATCTGTCTTCAATAACATCTTTTAGTTCTAGGTATATTTCACTAACCTTATAGACCTCTGTCATCAATCTAATATTAGGTCTATCTTTACGTTGATCGTAATCACGCTCTCGTTGATGATAACCAAATATTTTGCAGCCGTGTTTGCCGTCAATATGTACTACAATAGCAACTGTATAGTCTGCATACCATATGCGATCTAAGCGATTACGTTCGCTGTCTGCTCCTAGATATATTTTTGTTTCTTGACTACTGGTTGTGATATAATGTTTAACTTCACTAATATTAAACTGTTTCATTGTAGTCTCCTAGTAGTGCTAGAGTATGGCCTCTGATAGAGAGGCCATAATGTAATACTACTCAACGTATCTGTAGTGTTTGCCTAAGTCAACCAACATTTGTTTAAA